CATGTATTTAGGAAACAACACAAATAACTAACCTACGGTGAACCAACCGTTAGACGCGTTTATAGTCCGGCGACTGTATGAAACAACAACGTATTAAATCAATACGTTATTAGCGTGGGTTTGTCCTCCCACATTGACCTGAACGCTTTATAGTCCGTCACGACTGTTGCCACAGCTCGAACGGCCAAAGCAACATCACCTGGTTTCACATCGTATCTGACCGACACCAAACCAGGCAAGGCCGACACGTTGAACTCATCGCCATACGCCCTGCAGGCATCCCTCGCGGACTCCCAACGATCTTCCCACACAGGGTCCTCCGCGGCCACATTCATAGACCACCTGGCCACCCTTTTCACGGGATCCGGTAAGAACCTAACAACGGCATTCTCATCGTCCACCATTAAGAAATTCGACGCGAAGTACGGTTGCTCGGTAACGAACGTCTTCGAACCCAGGTTGAACACTTCAGCCAACACCCTCACCGCGTTCCTATCACCATGAACCTCGGTGGCACAGACCAACGAATCGTCACCCATGAACACGGCCCAGACAACGCTGGTCCCACGATACGCATACGTGACACTAAGCACGTTGAGCAACACATTGCCGAACGACGTAGTGGCGTCTCCAGACTTACGCTGATAATCAAGGTGAAGCGACATCCCGAGTGCAACGGACCTCACACGCGAAACCTTATGACCACGTAACCAGTGTTCTAGGAACTCAGCGTTCATCCCCAGCTGATCGAACACGAAGGCCTCCAGCATGAACACAAATCTACCCTGTGACTTATCATACTTGGAGAAATCGTTCTCCAAGTACTTCAGCGCACGCCCGAAGGGATGCACATTCTGTATGACGCGTTCGACATCTGCCATATCCTTCATGAGCACCACTTTATAATTAGGTTTAAGCAAACTCAAGAACCTACGAACGAGCACGCGAAAAACAGAACTGTACAGCGCATTCAGCTCGGTCTTGTGGTAAACAATAACCTGCGGCTCAACCCGCTGAAAAATTGGTTTGGTGGTCAAATCTGGTTTAACGTCGGACTTCAACATCATCATATACTCACCGACGTCCATTGACAACAGCGTCTCGCCAGACGCCTCCAACGCGCTTATGACCCGCCGAATTTTCTT